TCCGGATCCAGGAGATACCGGCCTTGCAAGATTTCACAACCGCTGCTCCGACCGTGGCCAACCCTGGGTAGAAATGCACAAGCACCAGGGCAAAGACAAAGCCCAGAATGAAAGTAACGATCTCCATGATGTCTCCTCCTTGGGCGGCGACCGAAGTCTACCTCAATCTCCGTGATACTGCCCAAAGTAGCGATGATTGACGAAGCTCGCGAGCCACCTGGTAAGCCACAGCACCTGCTCTCGTGTCATGTGCGACCAGGAAGCCCAGAAGAACTGACCATCGTCGGCTTCCCCTTCATTCAGCGCATCAGCACAGATCACGATCACATGCTTGATCTTTCCACGCTCTGCCTCTGCCAGGCAGTCCCGCAGTGTTCGTACTGCATCGAACTCACCAGCCTCCAGCTCAATCACATTCTTCACGCTACGCTCCATAGAACTTCCTCGGTTGGCTGAACAGTTTCATCTCGTCCATCTTCTCGTCGTCGTCGAGTTCCATCAGGCCCAGGCGACGGATGTACCCAAGCAGCATCACGATGCAGTCCACCAGGTCATCATTCTCACCGACCGGGAAGGTCGCGCATTGATTGATCACCTCGTAGGCCCAGTTCCTGGGGATGTACCACAGCCGGCCTTCCTTCAACACCTGGGCGACCATGTGAGCCCTGAACGTCTTGTCCCTGGTGCCTGGATTCACTCCCCACACTGAGACGCCAGCTCGACGCAGCTCCTGGATCAGCGAGTGACCGCTGGCCTTCTTCTCGATCAGCGTTCGATCAGGGGCCCACTCAACCTGGTGCGCTACTGCTTCAGTCTTGAGATCCGGGAACTCCACTCGATCGTTGAACCGCTCCAGCATCAGGGCATGAACCTCCATGTCGATGTCCCGGCCTGACGGTGAATACTCGAACAGCCCAGCCGTGACCCTGGCAGAGCAGTCGTTCTCCTCATCCTCCTCGAACGCAGTGTCATAGAACGAGATGATCTCGATGAACTCTGGGTACGGCATCGGCTTGCCGGCTTCCGGATGATCCTGGGGAAAGCACCACTGCTGCCACCATTTCTTCTTCAGTATCAGGCCACCACCGGATGTCGGATCCTGGTTGAACTGGGCGCTGTAGTCCCTCACGGACATCGCCTTGGTCTCGGCCTTCCGCTCCTCCTCGCCAAAGCGTTGCGGATTCAGCAGCTCGCCCTTCTTGCTCCTGGGATCCTCGAACAGTGGGCCCTTCTTGGTCTGGTGCCCTATGCCCTTGTTGAAGAACGTGATGCACTTCCTGGCTGGGTCGAACTCCATCGGCAGCATCAGCACTTCCCATCGCTCGTCTTCACTGCTGAGGATGTGGCCGAACAGATCAGCGTCATGCGACCGCTGCCCGATCAGCACCTTCTGGCCTGTGGTTGGGTCGTTAAGGCGTGATCTCAGGCTATTATCCCAGGTCGAAAGGGTGTTGTACCGGATCGTGTCCGAGTACACGTCTTTCATGTTGTGAGGGTCATCGATGCAGATCTTGTCGCCACCTTCACCAGTCGCCTTACCCAGGATCGACCCTGAGATGCGATGACCACCATGGTTGTTGACGTAGCGATTCTTCCTGTTGTCCGCGGGATCCAGGTAGAAGGCACCTGAGTATCGCTGCTTGAACCAGGCTGACTCGATCAGCCGGCGAGACTTCGTGGCATCACGTATTGCCAGCTCCTGGGCATAGGAGGCGAACAGGAACTGCACACCAGGATCCAGCAGCCACTCCCACACTGGCCACAGCACACTCGCTGTCAGGCTCTTGGTCTGCCTGGGAGGGATGTTGATCATGAGATTGCGAATGTCACCGAACGTGACATAGGCGAGGTGGTCGCAGATGGCGTCTAAGTGCCAGTTGGTCTTGAACGCTTTAGGTTCAACGATCGGCCAGGCAGCGGCAACGAACTCCCTCAGATCTCTCCGATAGAACTCGGCTTGGGCTTGCGTGAGCTGCTTGGCTACTGCCTCCTGGACTGATAAAGGGTCTGCGACCACCTCAAAGATCTCCGGCGCTGAGCCCCTTGTACTCTCTCAGCATTGCTCCCCAGGGCCAGCGTACCTGGAGAACCAGGCCGGTCTGACCATTATCGAGCTGGGTGAGCAACCCTGATGTCTTCAGCTCTTTGCCGGTAGCCGTGTGGCTGGTGAAATTGATCATGTTGTATTTGTTCCTGGGCCATTCGTGGAACACGATACCCAGGTTAATGATCGGTTCATCGACATCTCTCTGACGTAGGAACACCCAGGTATGCGGACGCATATGCGGTCGCACCATTCGCTGTAGTTTCCCTGGCCACGCTCCATTGATGATGCGACGAAACATGAGCTTCGTCCTGGCATCCTGGGCAATCTTTCGGGACTCGCCGCTCATCACAGATCAGGCTTGTTCCTCATGTGCGCTGGCCTGGTGCCCATGAGTGGATGCCCTGGCTTCATGCCGTGTGGATTGCCAGGCTTGTGCTTGGACCTGCCTGCCTTACTCATCGCGATTGCGACAGCTTGATCTTGCGGTCTGCCCGTTTGCACCAGCTCACTGATATTCGAGCTTACAGCCTTGTTACTGCTACCCTTTTTGAGTGGCATGCTTGCATCCTCCAGGCGGCGAAGGAATCTTACTATTCGGACTGTGAGTCGTCGATTACCGAGTCAGTGCCTTCGTCATCTTCGACCTCCGGCTCAGGAGGATAGGCCACTGCAAGAGCCTCGTCCAGATGCTCCCCACTACACGCATCAAGGACTTTCTCCTCGCCGGTATGAAACATCCAATCCTCCGGACCAGTCCATCCAGAATCTGTCGGCCTGCCTGCGGCTTTCTTCACGCAACCAGGTGCATCGCAGTAGTAAATCGTACTCATCGTTCGCTCCTCCAGCTATCCGCTGGTCAGGAAGTATCCCACATAGAATAGCAGGCCAACAGCACCCAGGAAGCAAATGATCTCCAGGGCTTCAACCAGCTTCTTCTTCAATTTCATCCTTCATCCATTGCACATCGTACCACTCGAACTTCGCCTCAGTGTAGGACCACTCCCAGCGTTGCAGGATGCGTAGCAGTCCCAGCTTGTCGTCCAATCGATTGACGAATCTCAGGTCTCCCTGGCTAGGCGCGAACTTGCCATGCACTGCACATGCTCGATCAGGATTCTCAGCCACGTCTCCCCTCCCGTTCGCCGGCCATCTGCAATCGAATCGAAAGGTTGGCCTGCAACGCTCCAACGAACGTCCCATCTTCCAGCACAGCCTCTGCATCTGCATAGCCTGGGCCATGCTCCTTCTCGATCAACTTCAAAAGATAGCGCACCTGGACGCTGCTCAGTTCATGACTCATATCTTCTAACCTCGTTCTAACCTCTGAATGACATCCCAGTCATCACGCCGCACGATAATCGCGTTCCTGCCGATCTTGAAATACTGCCCTCTCGGCTGGATCTCGACCCAGTGCAGGCCAAATCGTTTGATCCATTTCTTCTGTATGCGGTGGTGGTAGCTGTGCTTGCCCTGGTTGACGCGATTACTATGGATCCTGGCCGGCTGCCAGCTTCCGCCATCGGTGAAGAAGACTGTCATGCCATGCAGCATCGGTCGTGGAATCATAGTTCCTACTTTCTTCCTACCCAGGTGACCCAGACCCAGTACACGCTCAGGCACCTGGGGCACTGGTCATGCGTTCGATACATCCCTGGCCGGTCGTGCCATTTCAGGAAGCAGCGACAGCACTGCATGAGCCCTGGTCTCACTCTCTCCAGCCAAGCGGTTCAGATCCATCGTTCCATTCGTTCCGCAGCTCTGCCTCTCCACAGATGGTGCATCGAACTCCTCGTGTGACTGTCCCGCGAAATACTGTCTTCCAATCGTGCGGACAACAGAACATTGATCGTAGCCACTCCAGGAAACTAGCCATCGGTACTCCGGGGCGCGACTCCCGAATCCTCACCTCCATGCGCTTCACAAGTTGGCTTCTCAGTCATCAGGTGCGACCACTTCAGGAAATCCATCAGCGTTGTATTTGAAATCAGTCGCTTGGTCTGCACGAAATAGCAGGCCAGCAACTCATCGAGGGCCTGGTGCAGCTCCTCGTGGCGCTTCTTCAGATCTACCGTCACGTCACTCTCCTGGGCCAGGGAATCTTGACCCAGAGACTCTGGCTCTCGAATGCGCCCTCGGCAGTGCCATCATCGATCTTGGCATCGACGTTCAACAGCAGCTCCACATGCTCAGGATATTCTACCTCTGCTCTATGCTTCTGATGAACTCGTTCGATGCCAACGTGAATTTGTGTCATGACTTCCTCAATGAAGTCCGGTATCTCTTTAGCGAACATCTTTCGGTGCCTCCAATAATTTGTCACTCTCGATGTGTTCCAGCACTGTCTTACCACTGGGCAGCATGATCTGTCCCAGGAATGCGCCATCGAATGTCAGGATGCCGGTCTCGATTGCTGTGACCTGGCCCTTGATCCAGTCCCTGGCCACCGAATAGATCGCGACCGTTGCTATCTCCATGGCCTTGCGTTCCCATTCGACCTTAGTTGACAGCCTACGATTCGACCAGGGATTTTCTTTCAACCAGGCAGCAGCGTATCCACGAAAGGAACACTTGATGGTGACCATGCGTCCCTGCCACTCGAACTGAATGATCAGCTCTCCATTCCCATCGTCAACCATCGAGCCGAATTTGTTGCAGCCGAAATGCAGCAGGAGCTTATGAATTTCCGACAGGGCTTTGGTGCCACTCGTGGCGCTACTGTATGGCAGCTTCATGGTGCTGGATTCCAGCAGGTGACACGCTCATCGCCTTCCTTCAGATTGTGGACAGCCCACTCGCCATCCTGGTAAGACGAATCAAGCATTGGCGTGATGCCAAACATCCAGCCCAGGTGATCGATCCGTTTGCCGTACCTGGTGTAGTCGTCGATGTTGTACGCGAGGATCCTGGGTACGGTGCCTTCAGCCTGGACAAGCTCACAGGCTTCTTCGATCGACACCTCAGCGATGTCTGACGGTGTGGAAAGCTCGACGACTTTTCCGATCTCTGGTCTTGCCATGATTCCCTTCCTATTCTTCTCCGATGTATTCCCCGCAGTGTGGGCAATCGAATCCTGGTTGCTGTTGTTCAGCGAAGTCCAGGATGCCTGTCCTGCATGTTGGGCAAAATGCTACCGGCAGTATTCCAATGCAACCTTCAGTCCCGCCTTCAGTGTCGAGATCGAATGGACCTCCACAAATACTACACTCTCGAAGGGATTCAATCTCATCAGATGATGATCTTTCTGACTTTGAATGTACGGTGCGTGTATCCGTCTTCTGTCTCGTTCTCGTCATCGAACGCTCTCCCCAAAACATTCCTGGCGACAATCTCCCTGGTCTGCCTCATCGACTGGGCCAGGGCCCTTGCATACCGCTCACCAAGCTGATCGTAAGCAATCGACGCGCCTTCCTGCTTGAGTGGAGCAAGACCGAAAGGCACATCATCCAGGTGTGGATGGACCGCAGAGTACAGAGCCACACCACGATCCGGCACTGCTGCCATCGTCGCCGCACCCATCACGCTGAGTATGAAATTGCGTCTATTCATCAGCTTACCGTGATGCTCGCGTTCTCGACCGGCCCTGGTGGTGACTCGTCTACGATGTTGAATGGCAACTCGACTGGTGGCTCTCCACGAGCATCCAACAGATCGATCGATACCAATCGACACTTGTAATCACCAGGCGAGAGATCAGGAATCGAATGCTGAAGCGTTTCAGGCGGCACCATTGGTTCCAGCACTGCGTAAGGTCCACCAGCTACAGCCAGTGCAACCTCAGTGCCTTGAACGTCTGCTGGATCCATCGGCAATCCGCTCGCTCGCTTTGTCGGATGTTCCCATCTCGCTAGTGCATCACCCATCTCGCTCTCCTAATCAGTGACCTCTACGGTCGCATTCTCTACTGGACCTGGCGGATCGTTTTTGCAGAACCATCCAAACTTTCGACACAGCCAGGCAAGAAATCTTTTCCACCAGCTCATGAACAGTCGGCAACCACCACAGGTGGCTGAACATTTCCGAACCAGGTGACTGCATCATTCGGCACCGCAAAGCGTCCGTTGACTGTCTCATTCGGATCGCACGTAGTTCCTGCCGGCACTGTACCCACTCCCAGGAACACGAACTTATTCTCCTGCTTCACGATGTCCCAGACCAGCAGATTGGTAACCGTCAACATGGTCGGCGGCATCGGAACCAGCGGCGGAATGAACTTGCTGACCTCGTTCGAGAAGTCGCTTTCCTGCACCGGGTCGGCGCTATTAAATGCTGTCGTTACGAAGAAGTACGTTGTCCCTTCAGCAAGGCCAGGCACCGTGAATGTCGTCGTCGTCGGGTTGTTGATCGTGATGCTGACATCACCATACGGCCCACCTTGCACGAGCCCAGCGTAGATCTTGAAGCCAGCCAGGTCGGTCAGTGCTGTGCCATCCGTGTTCTGAGTTGGCGCTGTCCAGGTGAGTTCAGCTTCGCCGGCAAGTACGATCGCCGGCAACAGCAATAAAAACAAAATCAGTTTCTTCATTTCCATCTCCTTTGTTTCAGTCTCATGTCGCCGCGGCCCAGGGCCTTGGTGTTCTCCATCTGAAGGGCACGGCTTTTCCGTTTGGCCCCATTGAATGTGTCGTAAAGGTCTGCGTCTCCGGTTACCAGGTCGAGGATGCGTCGTCCGTTACGCTCCCACTTCTGCTCAACCATATTTGAATAATCCCTCCCTGGTTGATTCGATCGCCGGAATTACTATCGGCGCGTCAGGATCGAACTCGCTCATCCCCGCACCTGGCCCGAAGAACGGACCACGACCAGTCAACTGAAGCGCAGCCATGCCCTGGCTCATCGCAATCGTTCCAGCAACGAACGCTTCTTCTGAATTGATCTGGGCCCGATGATTTAATGTGGCGACATCCATCTGGATCCAGGATTCATCGTTGTCTGGATCTACTTTCTCGAAGATTACGGTGTCCCATGGGGAGTCTTTGTCCAGGCCATAGTAGAACCTGGTGCCATCAACTGATTCATAGCGCCATGCTTTACCTTGAAGGGTGTCGGGCAGGAACTTTGGAGCCATGCGCGTAGCGATGGCGACTGTGGCCATGGCGCATGCCAATCCCTCAAAAAATGCTCTCCTGGTGAGCTTCATGTTCTTACTGCTTCGGTCGATTCCGTTCTTTTAATGGAAGACGCTTTGCCGGCGCTGCCACTGGTGCTGTCTCAGGTGTTGGTTCTTCACCTTCGCCTCGACTGATCGCTTCATCCACATCCTGCCCATGTTCAATCAGGATCTGTGCCGGCGACTTGCCTGTCGTTTCACCAATTCTCTCGTATGGAGCTGGCTTCGGTGCCTGGGTGATCCGATCTACTTGCTCCTGGGCCAGTGTGTCGGATTCTTCCCTGCCCTTCTCCTCGTGTTCTCGAATGCGTTCTTGGCGCTCCTCAGCAGTCGGCTTCGTTGCCAACTTTTCTCTGCGCCTTCGGTCACGATCCGGATCAGGTGTTGGCGTACTCATTGGTGCGCCAAACTCCCGAACCTCTCGTGCTTCCTTATTGGCTCGACTTACCATGGCTCACCTCACTTCTGAGATGGAAAATTACGGACCTTCGAGCCGATACCAGCAGTCTGTCCCTTGGCTCGTGCGCTGCTAAGCGTTCGGCCTGGATCTTTCTCTGGCACCGTGAAATTTTCTTGCTGTTCGTGTGGAGGATTCTCCACCGCTGGCGTTTGGAAGCCCTTGCCCCTGTCGTCACTCATGGCGCTATCTCCTCAGTCACTGGCGGCGACTCATCCTCATCGGGATCGACGACAGTGTACTGGAAAGGATTAAGTAGTGGTATCCCTACTGGGTCACCAGCAAACGCTCGAAGCTGCTGCTCCTTTGGTGAATCCGGCCATGACTCATCCTCGCTATTCACCATCAGCGTCACTCGATGGTTAGACTGATCTTCTTCATCCTGGAACACTTTCACGATTTTGATGTCTTGCGGACAATCGGTCGTCACAAAATCATTATTCTTGGCAGTTAAGATAGCTTCCAAAAGCTCTGTCGAAAGTTGTACTTTAGCCAGCCTCGTCATCAGGTGGCACCCCCTCTAATCGCTCAAGCAAGCCAGCGTGAAACAACTCATCGAGCTTGTCCATCTCATCGATGGGCCCTGTGAAAAAAGCACTGCCAGCTTCCAGGCCACCGGCTTGCGGCATGATGGCAAGTACGCAAATGGTCGAGACTTCGCCCTTCTCTACGTCGCTGATCATTTGTTTTAGCTGCTCGACAATTTTTGGAACCACAGCAGCAGGCAGGCAGCCGCACATCTTGGGAGCCTCTGACTCTCCTTCGAGTTCTTTTTTTACGCGACGAATATCCAGGTCAGATACGCCACCCTGGTTAGGTAAAATAATTCGGTTCATTTGCCAGCTCGACGACGCCTCATGTCTTCCCTGCCCTGACTCTCTGCTTCACGATCGGCAGCAATCTTTTCGTCCCTGGCTTTGATCTTCGCTTCGATCGTTGCCTCGTCGTAACCAATGTGATCAGCAAGCTGAATCAGCACTGACTTCTCCAGGGTAGGCTTGATGTCCATCGCTTTGCCGATCGCTGCAACTCGCCCAGCTCGTTCGTCTGCATCCTTCGCATCCAGCTTGTATCTCACGCCGAACACGAGATTCAGTGTTAGCTCTACGTCACCGCAGTCAATTTTGAGTGGCATGTTTCCCCTCCAGGTCTTTCAATGCCATGCACGATTTCTCGTGCGCTGGCCAGTATGTGATTTTAATTCGCTGCTTGCACCCAGGACACATTTCACAGCTTTTGCATGAGCCATAGGAGAACGGCTTGCCAATGTAGCATGTACAGACATCGGGGAAATTCTCCTCGACCGTCTTTCTGCGCCAGGCTAACCATCGATTATATCTGACCTGCGCCGAAGCCCGATACTCAGCCATCCTGTAGCCCTGTCAATTTGAAATCGAATCAAACTCTCTGCGAAACCTCGAACAACTGCCAGCACCCAATGACCAGTCACCACCAGCAAGAAAACCTGGGCGAGAATGTTGATGTCTGCGCCGGCTTTGATCCAGTGGCTCTTATGCTTGAGCTGCACCAGGAACTCCTCGTCCATGCGGACTGAGTTGAGCGAGATAGCAAACAAGCCCCAGGTAATCCAGAGAACCAGATCAGCCTGAGCCTCAGTTCCGGTAAGTGTGTTCGAGATGTAGATCAACCAGGTGTACCAGGTTGAAAATGCTATCGCTAACCACTGTGACATCCGATTCATGACTATACCCTCACCAACAGATTACGGTAAAAGACCAGGGATCTCAAGGAACTGGGTGTGACTCTCCTTCGATTGCTCTGGCCTTCGACGCTTTCTTCTGGATGCCTTCCAGGGTCTGGATGACAAGCTCTAATTCGTCTTGCGGCATGGCGCTGAAATCCAGGGATCTCGCTTGGCTCTGACGCATATTGAGATCCAGCATCAGCTTCTCTGAGAACATGCCCAGGTGCCGACCCAGATTTACCAGGGCACTGGCCTTGTCATGCAGCACATACTTGTAGTCGAGATCCGGACCTTCGTCGGTCTCGATCGGCTCGACTTCCCAGGATGCCACAGCCAGGGCCTGCGGATCTGTCAGATCAGTCACCGACATTCCAACCAGGCGAGGGATGCCATTCA